CCCGCCATAGTTCTTGAAGCTCTGCTGCTTCGGGTTCGTGCAACGCGACCGCAGCTGACGCCACGCCTCATGTTCCGGGGTCTTCGAGAGTCGGTGTCGAGCCGTCAGGTTTCTCATCCGTTCTTCCCGGTGACATCCGCACGATTTGATGCTTCCACTTCGCAGATTCCGCGCGTCCACGGTCGTTGTGGTACCGCAGTCACAGCGGCAATCCCAGCGAGCCTTCCCGGCGCTCGTCCTCTCTGCGGCGAGCCGGAGCACGACGAGCCTCGCGTAGCGGTGGCCCGTGAGATCGAGGTACTTGTGAGCCATCAACCACAGTCTAATCCGTTGGGGGCCTGAGGTCAATGGATCTGCGGCCGCCGCTGAAGGCGGCGTTGGACGCGTTCGGACTCCCGGCGACCGTGACGCCGCCGGGAGGACCCACGGTGCAGACGACGGCCGTCTGGCTCCCGCCGGTCACCGTGGATCAGCCGACGACGTCCGACCTCCGCCGGGCCGAGCCGCGGCGCGTCCTCGCGTTGCCGCTCGCCGAGGCGCCTCAGGTTCCCCGCGATACGGTGGTCTCGGTCCCCGAGCACAAGGGGGCGGTCGCCGCCGACTGGAAGGTGGACGAGGCCGAGCGTATCGACTTCGACCACTGGCGAATGATGGTAGTGCCCGCGTAAAGCGGAGGAGACAAGTGAGAAAAAGCGACTATCTCGAAAGCGAGGTCCTGAAGGCCGCGTTCCGCGACCAGACATGGACAGAGCGCGTGAACTCGACCGGGTACGTCGTCGGTGACAGGGTCTACGCGGCGACGTTCGACGGCAACATCTACGAGTGCATCGTGGCCGGGACGAGCGACTCAGTGCCGCCGACGTTCAACACGAACCTCGGCGACACCACCACGGACGGCGGGGTCACCTGGCTGACGCTGAAGCTCGGCATGCCGAAGCGACCGCTGTACGTCGCGCTGTTCATCAGCCGCCCGACCGACGCCGCGGCGGGCACCGAGGTCTCCGGCGGGAGCTATGCGCGCCAGGCGCTCGACCCTGGCGACTCGAACTGGAGCGCGCCGACGGTCGACGGGAACGTCCGCAACCTCGCGGCTGTCACGTTCCCGGCGCCCACGGCGAACTGGGGGACGGTCGGGTGGTTCGGGATCTTCGACCGGTTGACCGCCGGGAACATGCTCTGGTGGGCCGAGCTCACCCAGTCGTTCACGGTCCTGAGCAGTGACCCGGCCCTATCGTTCGCGGCGAACGCGCTTCAGGTGCTCGCCGCCCGAACCCGCAACCCGGGGCTCAGGACGACGGTCCCATGAGCAGCAAGAGAGAGGACGTCATCCGCGCGCTGCGAGACCGGCTAGCGGCGATCTCCGTGACGAACGGATACAACACGAACGCCGGGCAGAAAATCTTCCTCGGCGAGACGCCGACGATCGGACCGAACGATCCCGCGGCCTCTCTGGCCGTGGTGGTCGGGACCGACGACTCGAGGTTCCAGGGGGAGCACGTGGTCGTTGCGCTCCCGGTCGAGGTCCAGGCGATCGTCAAGGCCGACGTCAGCGATCCTCTCCTCACGATCGAGGCGGTGATCGCCGACATCAAGCGGGCCGTCGAGCTGCCGGACCGGACGTTCGGCGGGCTCCTGGTCAACCGCGGGCTCAAGCGGGGATCCACCCGGCCTTTCGAGCGGGAGTCCGGGAGCGAGTTCGTGGGGGCGGCCGTCGAGTACATCGCGACGCTCGCCGAGGGGTGGGGTGCCCCGTGATGGCTGTCGTAAACGTCCGGCTCAACAACTCGGACTTGAAGCTCGGGATCGCTTCGCTCCGGCGGAAGTTCCCTCGCGCCATCAAGCGAGCCGTGAAGCGTGCGGGCACCGCCGGCCGCGCGGTGATGACCAAGGAGATCGCTGCAGACACCGGCCTCCCGTCGAAGCGCATCAAGCAGGAGATCAGGATCAACCAGCTCGGCGACACCGGGGTCCAGCTCGAGGTGCGCGGGAGGAGGATCCCGCTCATCGACTTCAAGGCCAAGGGACCGGAGCCGTCGAGGGGCCGTGGCCGGGGCGTGTCGTATCGGCTCCCCGGCGGCCGCGGGAGAGCTCCGCACGCGTTCATCGCGACGATGCCCTCGGGCCACCGCGGCGTGTTCCGGCGCCGGGGATCCGCGCGCAGCCCGATCATCCAGCTCCACGGCCCGTCGCTAGTCAGGGTGTTCGAGAAGTTCCTACCGCTCGGCGCGAAGCGCGCGGAGGAGGCACTGGTGAAGAACCTGCGAAGCGAGATCAGCTTCGCCTTGAGAGGTAGACGATGAGCAACGCACCGTACGAGATCGTGGCGCAGCCCTTCACGCTGTGGGTCGCGGCGCTCGCCACCGCGTTTCCGCTGATCGACGCCGCGCCCGACGGGAACTGGACGAAGGTCGGGACGTCCGGCGACCTGAACTACATGGAAGACGGCGTGACCGTCGCTCACTCGCAGTCTGTGGAATCGTGGCGAGCGCTGGGAAGCACGGGCCGCGGAAAGCATTCCGCACCGAGGAGGAGCTCCGGATCAGCCTGGTGCTGGTGGACCTCACCCTCGAGCAGTACGCGCTGGCCCTGAACTACAACACGGTCACCGACACTGCGGCGAGCTCCGGCGTCGCCGGGTTCCGCAAGATCGGGCTCTCACGCGGCCTCGACGTGCCGCAGCGCGCGCTCCTGGTCCGCGGGATCGGCGCATCACCGTACGGGTCCGGGTGGAACGTCCAGTACGAGGTGCCGATCGCGGTCCAGGTGTCGGAACCCGAGGTCGTGTTCGTCAAGGGCGAGCCCGCAGGTCTCGCCCTCGAGTTCATGGCGCTCGAGGATTCGAGCGCTGGGGACCTGAGCGAGCGCTTCGGGCGGCTGGTTGCGATGGACGAAGACCAGGTCTAAATGTCGTCGCCCGCTACGACGGCCGACGCGCTGCGCGGTGAGATCCGCGGCCACAAGGCCGCGATCCGCCGCCACCGTGCTCAGCTCTCGCAAACGAAGGCCGCGCTCGTGGCGCTCGAGTTAGAGCTCACCAGGCGCGGTATACGTCTGATAGTCAAAGGCGAAGGAGGGATCCATGGCCAAGACCAATACCAAACCCAAGAGGCTCAAGCCGCTTCTTAGCCTCGACACGCTCGTCGTTCGGCGCACCGTCGTCATCGACGGTGGGGTCTATGAGGTTCTGAGCCCGTCCGAGCTCTCGATCATCGACCATCACCGTCTCGCCCGCAAGGGGACGCGTCTCGAGGAGCTCCTGGCGAAGGCCGACGCCAGCGACGCGGAGCTGGAGGAGATCGGAAAGACGCTCGACGAGCTCTGTCGATACGTCCTGAAGGCCCCCGACGACGTACACAAGAAGTTGACGGACACCCACCGGCTCCTGGTCACACAGGCTTTTACGGAGCTCCTGATGGAGACGGTCCGACCGGCCGGAGCGAAGGTGACGGAGGAAGGACCGAAGAGCCCGACTGGGGAGAGCACGTCCCCCGACTAGTCCGGTTCTATGGCGGCGACCCGATGACCTGGCTGGCGGTGACGCCGCAGGCCGTGGTGCACGCGCACCTGGAGATGCTGGAAAGGCTAAGGGCAGAGGAGTCGATGACGACAGCGACCGCAACGGCGATCGGGTCGCGAGGCCTGAAGCCCGGCGAGTGGATGACTCGCCAGTGGCGCAAGTGGCGGCAGTCGGCCTCCGTGAAGCAGTACGCGGTCAAGGCGACGGCGACGGACCTGCGGGGCGTTGGCGTCGGGGTTCACGTAGTGAAGAAGAAGGCGACCAATGACTGACAAGATTGGGCGGGCCGTCCTCGAGATCGTGACCGACGCGAACCAGTTCTTCTCGGACGTTGACCGGGCGAAGAAGTACGGCGCCGGCCTGCAGTCGTCCTTCGACAAGGCCGGGAAGTCGCTGAAAAACTTCGGGGCCCAGGCGACTACCGTCGGGCGGAACCTCTCCCTGACCCTCACCGCGCCGATCGTGGGCCTCGGCGTGGCCGCGGTCGCCACCTTCTCCGGGTTCGACAAGGCGATGACCGAGTCCCTCGCCATCATGGGCCAGCAGGGCCAGGAC